GACTCAAAATGGCATGTTGAAAAATTAGGACAAATATATAAATTTAACACAGATATACCTGCGATGAAAGTCCCAGAACGTTCATTATTTATATTACAGGAAATTGGTTGTAAAGTAACTCAAAACGAGTATATTACAATCAAAATTCACGATGGTTTATATGATGAGTCAAATAAGTTTTACTTTATGTCTGGTCAAAAAGAAACTAGACTAAGAACTCATTTACCAATATTAATGCATCAAGCAGATCACATGGCTGCTCAAATTGAATTTGAAGAATGGAATAATGCATCTGATGCTGTCCCTAAATCAAAACCAGCTAATGCATCCAAAGGTGATAAAACATTAAGAGCAGCTAAAAAAGTAAACGCAGAAAATAACCCAAAATTAGCATCTGCAACATTAGATGTTATAGATTCATTTTTTAAAGACTAACAATGATTACACTTAGTATTATATTAGCAGTAGTAATAACAGCTTCTTTTTTTATTATTAGAAATTTGATTGTAAAAAACGAACGTTTAGAAGATTTTATATCTAAACAAAGTGAAGCTATTACCGCATGTGATAAAAGATTAAAAGAAGTTGATGATAAAGGTATATTTTATGCTGATGATCAAATTGGTTTCTTTTTTAAAGAAGTACAAAAAATACAAGAAGCATTAAACGAATTTACCCTTAAATAATACCCTTAAATGTCAAATGAAAAAAAATCAGAACCGGCTACCACCGGTTCTCTTACTCCCGAACCCGTTGTTAAAAAAAGACGAGGTAGAAAACCATCTAAAAAACAATATTTTACTTCAGATGTAGACGCTGCTATAAAAGAATATTTAGCATCCTCTAATCAAGAAGAAAGAAACGAAATATATCGTTCTCGTATAGCGTACGCTTTTTATAAATTGGCTGAAAACCTAATCCACACATTTAAATTTTATTATACAGAGGTAGAATCATTGGAAGACTTAAAACATGAGGTTTGTTGTTTTTTCTTAGAAAAACTAGATTATTTTAAACCAGAAAAAGGATCTAAGGCATTTTCGTATTTTTCAATTGTAGGTAAAAATTACCTTATATTATATAATAACAACAACTACAAAAAGAAAAAAGCCAAAGTAGACCCATTAGCCGCTGATGAGGACGCAGGTGTATTACGTCAATTAGGTAGAGATGATCGTAAAAAAGATATAAAAGATTTTATAGACTATTATACTGAATATGTAGATAAACACATGTTTACTTTGTTTAAAAAAGACCATGATAGAAAAGTATGTGATGCCGTAAATATATTATTTAAGCGAAGAGAAAACTTAGAAATATTTAATAAAAAAGCACTATACATTTATATAAGAGAGATGACTGGTGTAGAAACTCCAGTAATTACTAAAGTAACTAAAGTACTTAAAAAACTATATAAAAGACTTTACACTGAATACGCCGAAACAGGGTACGTAAGAGTTTAAATTTTCCCATATTTATAACAAAATAGTATGGATCCATTAAATCAAGTATTATTCGATGATGTTTCTTTCTCTGATTTATTGAAAGACATCCACGGCAACCAAAAGAAAAAAGCCAAACAATTAGCTCAACTTATATCTGAGTTAAAACCATTAGTACAATCTTTGGGTGATGCTACTGTTGTAGTGCCGTTAATTAAAGAATATATGGAAATTAGCGTTAAAAACGATGATGCATTAATAAAAATGGCAGCCATTGTACAACGTTTATCTACAGGAACAGCAAGTAGTGGTGATGGTGGGTTATTAACTGAGGATGAAATGGCCCAACTCCAAGATTTAACTGAAGAAATAGCTAAAACTGTTGAATCAGAACCTAAACAAATAGAAGCACCTGACCAAAATGGCGATAGTTAAATCAAATAAAAGTAATCAAAAAATATCAGTATCTAGTGACAGAAAATTAATAGCTGTTAGGGTACTTGATATTATATTAGATTTAAAACACCCTAAAGCAATTGAATTAGGTGGTTATGATTCTATTGGAACCATTTTTTATACAAAATTAGATGATAATACTCCTTTAGAAAATTCAGAAACCGCTAACATAGCCAAACCTTTATTTACACACTTAAAATATTATCCTTTAATTAATGAAATAGTTTTAATTTTATCTACTAAAGATAAAAATATTTATAGTGGTAATTTTTTATCAACTTATTATTTACCTCAAGTAAATATATGGAATCACCCCCACCACAATGCCCTTCCTTCTTTAAAGGGATTAGGAGAAGAAAACACATCAAACGACTATCAACAAACAGAAAATGGTGTAGTTAGAAAAGTAGATGATGGGAGTACAGATATTAATTTAGGTAAATATTTTAATGAACAATTAAATATAAAACCTTTATTACCTTATGAGGGTGATATGATTATTGAGGGGAGGTTTGGTAATTCTATTAGATTTGGTTCTACTAATTTAGGTGATTCTATCCCCGACGAAAATAAAAATAGATGGAGCGAAGATGGCCAAACAGGTGATCCTATCACTATTATTAGAAATGGCCAATCAGAAGATTTAGATGAAAAAGGATGGGTACATACAATAGAAAATATAGATGAAGATGCATCAAGTATTTATTTAACATCCAACCAACAAATAGCTGGTTTTACTCCTGCTTCTTTAAATCAAAAATCATTTGGAGCTAATTTAGAACAACCACAAACAATAGAACAAAAATTAACAGATCCTACTTTAAATACCGTTACTGAACCTGAATTACCCGAAGAAGAAGAACAAATTGAAACAATACAAGATGAACCTGTAGATACTCCACCACCAGTTCAAGAAGAACAATCTCAAGAAGAAGACGAACTTTCCCCATTTGATCAATTAGCAGAAGAAACTGAAGTAGGGTACTATGAGGTAGAAGAAAACACAGATAACCATGCTATATCTATTAATGATACTTCTTTTATATTAAATATAGAATCCAATGATGCAACGGGAGATATAGATACAGGTATAGAAATAGGAAATAGAGGATTTATATTAAAACATTTTTTAAAGTCAGGTAAAGCAGAAAGATTAGGTATAAACAATGCACCAGGTATTGATAACTCCCCCACTAGAGATCAAATAATTAATAATCTAAAACAGTTAATGGAAAATGTGGGTGATAAAATATTTGATCAATACCCTAATATGGTAATAACATCGGGTTATAGATGTAAAACATTATGTGTAGCTTTAGGTTCAAGTACAAACTCAGAACATGCATTTGGTATGGCTATAGATTTTCAAGTACCTGGAGTTCCTACAAAAGATGTATTTAATTGGTGTATTAATAATTTATCTTCTTGGAATCAATTAATATGGGAATTTCCTGAAAGAGAATCAAACTCGTGGATTCATGTATCTTACCAAATAACTAACTCAAAAAGAACAACATTAGCTTCTACAAGAGATGAAATTCATAATTTATATGGTGGGGAAAGAAGAGGAGTCTATCAAGATGGAATAACAGAAGCAAAACAAGTATAAAATGGCATACGTACCCGAATCACCCTCAACATATCAAGGTAAGCAAGTAATAATAAATTCTGATAGATTATTATTTAATGCTAAAGATGATTCTATCCTTTTATTTTCAGATAAAGCTATAGGATTTAGTACAAACGGAAGTATTCATTTTGATACAAGTGAAAATAAAGAAAGTAAAATAGTAATTAATTCTCCTAATATTTATTTAGGTCTACAATTTAATGGCAATTTACCAACAGAACCAGCCCTCTTAGGTAATAAAACAGGACAATTACTAATAGATATACTAGATATGGTTGATGGTTTAATAGATGATGTTATTTATAAGGTATCATTTATAACAGGTGCACCTGGTACTCCTACAGCCCCCAACCCAGCTAACGATGGGTTATTAGGTACAAGACGAGCTGAAATAACACAGTTAAAAAACCAAATAGAAGATATTAAGAGTAAAATAAATAAATTAGCATAAAATGGCAGTCGCAGCAATACAATCTTTACTAGAAAATGGTATAGATAAAAAAATATTTGAAGCTAAAAATGAGCTAAGAGAACAATCTAACAAACAAGTAGGAAAGGTAAAAGAACAACTTCCAACGGAAGAACAAATAAAACAACAATTTAAATCTAATATTTGTAATCCTCAAACAGAACAAAAACTTACAGCTAATTATAATAAGTTAAAAAATAAAGTAAATAGATTAAAAAATCAAGTATCAAGAGGTAAAAGTAAATTAGATAAAATACAAGAAAAATTAAACAAAATAGTCGAACAAATAATACCTAAAATACATGCATTATTAAAATTATTGGGAACATTAATAATAATAGCTAAAGTACTTATAGTAGCT